CTCACCTCCCTGTGGGAGAACAACCTCGTCGCGGTCCGCGCCGAGGCCGAGTACGGCCTGCTGATCAACGACACGGCTGCGTTCGTCGAGTACACGAGCCACACCGCCTGATGGCACGCCTGACGTGTGACGCAGGAACGGTCGTGACTGCGGACGGCGACCTTGAGTCGTCACTCCGCGCTCAGGGCTGGGTCGACGTGGACGCACCGAAGCGCAAGCCCGGGCGTCCGCGCAAGTCCGAGTCCGAGTCCGAGAAGTGATCGAGAGGGGCTGACATGGCGGCATTCGCTGCGTACAGCGATCTTGAGGCGCGATGGAAGCCCCTCTCAGCTTCGGAGCAGACGACGGCAACGACTCTCCTGGATGACGCCTCGGCGATCATCCGGGCAGAGTGCCCGACGTCCGACACTCTGGACCCGAAAATCACGAAGTACGTCGCTTGCGCGATGGTCAAGCGAGCCATGATCGCCGCCGACTCAGACGGCGTGAGCTCGCAGATGAACGTCGCGGGCCCGTTCACTCAGCAGAAGGCGTTCGCTAACCCGCTGGGGAACCTGTACCTGACCAAGCAGGACAAGCGCCTGCTCGGGATCGGCGGCCAGGGCGCGTTCATGGTGGAGACGGGGTCCTACGACGATGCGGCGAGCCTCCCGCTGAACTGGTGGGAGTTGAACCTGTGAGGGCTCTGCACACCGTCGGCGTCCGCACCTTCCAGGCCGGTGCGACGGACGACTTTGGCGACCCCATCGAGTCCTGGTCGGGGCCGGTCGAGGCCCCGGTCTACGGCTGGGCCCCCGCAGCGGTCGGCACCGACATGGAGCCGTTCGCGCCGAACCGAGACGTCGTCACCTGGGACTTGGATTTGTACGCGCCGCCCGAGTTCACCTGTGGGCCTCGTGACCGCGTCGTGGTCCTGGGAATCGAGTACGAGGTCGAGGGGCCGGTGCAGGACTTCAATCACGGCCCGTTCGGCTTTCGCCCCGGACATCGTGTCCGCCTCAAGCGCGTGGAGGGCTGATGGCGAAGATCGTGTGGAACCGAACCGCATTCAAGGCCATTCGCACCTCGGCGGCGGTCGAGCGTGAACTCCTGAGGCGCGCACAGAAGATCGCCGCAGCGGCGGGCGAGGGGTTCGATGCGGACTCCGGGATCACGGGTGGCCGCGGGCGCGCTCGTGCCGCCGTCTGGACTGCCACTCCTGAGGCTCGCCGACGCAACGCGACCGATAACACGCTGCTGCGGTCCCTGTCCGCCGGCCAAGACTAGGAGGGCGCATGGAGGCTGTGTCCTTCCCCTCCGCTGAGGCCGCGCTCATCGCGTTCCTCAAGTCTCGGCTCGCGGCTCGTAGTGACTCCGCAGCGGTGGCCGCATCGGTCCCCGCGTCTCGCCCTTCGCGCATGGTGAAGGTGACGCGCGTCGGTGGTCGGCGGTCGGGGGTTGCACACGACGAGGCGCTGGTGACGTTCGAGTGCTGGGAGACGTCACCCACCCGGGCGTCGTCTCTCGCACTCCTTGTGCGAGCTCTCGTGGCGTCATTTGACTCGCCTACCGCCTGGTATTCGGGCGAGGTTGGTGGGCCCGCATCCTTCCCCGACCCGCTGAGCGATAGCCCGCGCTACCAGTTCACCGCGATCATCCGCACCCGTGGAGAGGCGATCTCATGACGACCCTGAGACACCCCGCATTCAAGGACGTGACGCTAGAGGTCGCGGACGAGTGCGTTGACGGCTGGGTAGCTTCCGGCTGGATCGACGACCGCCCGAAGCCCGCACCCAAGCCCGGACCCAAGAAGCCCCCTCGGTCGGCGACGACGACGAGGTAGCACCACCCATTCCCCATGAGGCCGCGCAAGACCACATGGAGGAAACCATGGCTGCTCCCGCAGTGAAGAACGTCGCCGCCGGCAAGCCGATGGCGACAGGCGGCGTGCTGGTTGCCCCGCTGGGCACCGTGCTCCCGACCGACGCCACGACCGCACTCGCCGAGGCGGCGGTGGGCCTCGGCTACATCTCCGAGGACGGCCTCACCGACTCGGGTGAGCGCTCGTCAGACAAGAGGAGGGCGTGGGGCGGCGACATCGTCCTCGTCTCCCAGACGGAGTTCTCGCAGACCTACCAGTTCACCCTCATCGAGTCCAAGAACGGCGACGTCCTCAAGGTCGTGTACGGCGACGACAACGTGACCGTCACAGAGGCGACCGCCACACACGGCACCCGTCACGCCGTCGCGGTGAACGGCGAGGAGCTGCCCCACAAGGTCTTCATCTTCGAGATCAACATGGGCAAGGGCGCCAAGCGCCGCATTGTGGTCCCGAACGCCCAGGTGACCGAAGTTGGCGAGCGCACCTACGTGGACGGCACGGAGGTTTCCTACCCCGTGACGATCGAGGCGTTCGAGGACGCGTCGGGCAACAACGCCTACCAGTACGACGACGACGGCGTGCTCGACGCCGCCTGACCCCCATCCCCCGGCAGCGGCGAAGTTCCTTGCGCGGCCTCGTCGCCGCTGCCGGGTCACCAATCCATGCCGCGCACTAAGATAGGAGAGCCGCGCAATGGCTGACCCGAAGAAGCCCCAGGATCACCAGTCGAAGAAGGCCAAGCCGAAGGTCGAGAAGGTCGATGGCGGCTGGGAGGTAACGCACAAGGGTGCCACCATCACTCTCGCCTCCGAGGTGTTCGACGACTTCGAGCTCCTGGATGAGATCGCTTCGGTCGAGGAGGGCAAGGGCAATCGCCTCCCCGCCCTTCTCCGGCGCCTCGTTGGTGCCGACCAGTTCCGCACCGTCATGGAGGCCTTGCGGGACAAGAAGACGGGCCGCGTGTCCGTCGAGGCGGGCGCCGAGTTCCTGGGCGAGATCTTCGAGGCCGTCGACCCAAATTCCTGATCCTGGTCGCTGCATATCGATCCCATCGCCCGGCGCTTATGGTTTCCCTTCGCTCCGAGTATCAGATCGATTTGCGGCGCCCAGGAATGAGCCTCCTGGACCTGGCGAGTCACGTTGTGTGGCTTAAGCCCGGCTCTGCGCTTCACCGCTCCCAGGACCCTGACGAATGGATGTGGGGTCTACAGGAGATGCTCGCCGCGCAGATTGTGGACTCCATTCGCCATTCCGAGTGGCAATCGGCGCGCCTCAATCCACACGCGAGGGGAGTCTCCCCGCACCCGCCCGACCCACTGCCCAGACCGGGGCACGGGCCAAGGCCCATGACGCACGGCGCAGTCGCGCTCGATGTCGACGAGATGGCCGAGTGGCTTGGCTGGTAACTGAACAGAGGGGGCGAGCCCGTGGCTATCGAACTCGGCGTGGCCTATCTGTCACTTGTCCCGTCCATGAAGGGTTTCGCCCCCTCTGTTGCCAAGACTCTCGGCGCCACCGAGGTTGTGGCGGCTAGTGCCGGTGCCAAGCAGGGCAAAAAGTTCGGCTCCGGCTTCGCGAAGGGCGTGAAGGGTATGCGGACCGGCGCCCTTGCCCTCGCTACTGGCATTGGCGCCCTCGTTGCTTCCTCGGTCAACCTGGAGAAGCAGTTCTCCCAGTCGATGAACATGATCGGCGCCAACACGGGCGCACCGGCCAAGGAGCTCGACAAGCTCAAGAAGCTGGCGATCGACCTGGGTGCCTCGACATCGTTCTCGGCCAACGAGGCCGCCGACGCGATGCTCGAGCTTGCGAAGTCGGGCCTCACTCCCGCGACGATCCAGTCGGGCGCTCTGGCGGGGACTCTCCAGCTCGCCGCGGCGGGCGGCACCTCGCTCGAGTCCGCCGCCACGATCGCATCTAACGCCCTCAACACGTTCAACCTCAAGGGCAAGGACATGGCGTCCATCTCGGCCGCCCTCGCTGGTGGTGCGAACGCCTCGACCGCGTCCGTCGAGTCACTGGGTCAGGCCCTCCAACAGGTCGGTCCCGGTGCCAAGAACGCCGGCCTGAACCTCAACGACACGGTCGGTGTCCTCGCCGCGTTCGACAACGCAGGCATCAAGGGGTCCGACGCGGGTACGTCGCTCAAGACGATGCTCACCCGCCTCGTGCCGACCACCAAGAAGGCCCGCAACGCCATGAAGGACTTGGGCCTCAAGTTCACCGACGCCCACGGATCCTTCCTGCCGATCACCGAAATCGCTCAGCGACTCCAGGACAAGATGAGCGGGCTGTCTGAGGCTGAGCGCACAACGGCCATGGCGACGATCTTCGGGTCGGACGCGACTCGTGCCGCGACGGTGCTCATGGAGGAGGGCTCCAAGGGCGTCAACAAGTACATCAAGGCGACGAAGGACAAGGGTGCTGCCGAGAAGGCAGCGGAAGCGCGCATGTCCGGCACGGCGGGTGCGCTCGAGCGCCTGTCCGGCGCATGGGAGACGTTCCGGCTCCAGATCGGACTCAAGGTCGCCCCTGTTGTGCAGATGGCGGCCGACAAGTTGGGCGGGCTGCTCGACCTCCTGGGCGATAACTCCGACACGGTCATCAAGGCCGGGCTGGTTCTCGCGGGGTTCGCCGCGGCCGTCCTGGCGCTGAACGTCGCACTCAAGGTCGGCAGCGCCATTGCGACGGCCTACAAGGTCGCCATGGCGCCATTCGTTGCCATCCACCGCGCTGCCAGCGCGGCAGCTCTCGGCACTCGCATCCAGCTCGCCGCTCTCGCTGCACAGGAGAAGATCTCCGCGGCCGTCGCGCGACTGGCCCTAGGGACGCGCATCCAGCTCGCGGCCCTGTGGGTGCGCGAGAAAGCCGCGATGGTCGCGCATCGCGCGGCACTGATCGCGTCCACGGTTGCCACCAAGGTCGCCACCGTGGCGCAGCGTGTGTTCAACCTCGTGCTGCGAGCCAACCCGATTGGCCTTGTCATCACGGCCGTCGGAGCGCTGGTCGCGGCCCTGGTCTGGTTCTTCACCAAGACCAAGTTCGGCCAGCAGATCGTGAAGGCTGCGTGGGCCGGCATCCAGGCGGCGATGCGAGCTGTTGCCGACTGGTGGACGAAGACGGCATGGCCTCGGATCAAGCTCACCATCACGCTGTTCGGGCTGGCATTCCAGGCGGCCCGCGGCATCATCGGTGCGGTCTGGAGCGGCATTCGCTCGACGATCGCCTCGGGTTGGGAGTGGATCAACAACCGCGTCTTCACCCCCTTCAAGCGGGGCATCGGGCTGATCGGTGACGCCTTCCGCAACGCGAAGGACGCCATCGGCAGGGCGTGGGACGGCTTGAAGGCCCTCGCCGCACGTCCGGTGAACTTCGTCCTCGGCACCGTCTACAACAACGGCATCCGCAAGTGGGTCGGCAACGTCTTCGACTTCTTCGGCAAGAAGAACCCGCTGCCGGAAGCCAAGACGGTTGCATTCGCTCGCGGTGGTGTGTTGCCCGGCTACACGCCGGGGCGCGATGTTCACCAGTTCTACTCCCCTACGGGTGGCCGCCTGGCGCTCTCGGGCGGCGAGGCGATCATGCGTCCCGAGTTCGCCCGCGCGGTTGGCGGTGCAGCTGGGGTGGCGCGACTGAACGCTGCGGCTCGCACTGGCAAGCCGATGGCGTTCAAGAACGGTGGCATCTGGGACGACATCGGCGGCGTCGTGTCGAACATCGGCGGGTTCATGCGCAACCCGGTCGGCGCGGTCAAGTCCGGCCTGGGCAAGCTGATCGACAGCCTCGTGGGCCGCATCCCTGGTGGCGAGGGCATCCGTTCCATGCTTGCTGGCGTCCCTCGCATGATGATCGACGGGTTCGCCACGAAGCTCAAGTCGCTGTTCGGTGGCGGCGAGGGCGGTGGCGGCAAGAGCGGGATCCGCGGCGTCAACGCCATGACGACCCTGGTGAAGCGTCTCGACCCGACTGCGCGCATCTCGTCCGGCTACCGGCCGGGCGCGCGCACAGCCTCGGGCTACCCGTCGTATCACGGCATGGGTCGGGCTATCGACATCGTGTCGGCGAACATGGGCCGCACCTGGGATCTGCTCCGGGCGTCGGTGGGCGGTTCGGCCAAGGAGCTCTACTACTCCGGTCGCCAGTTCTTGCGCAACGGGAAGGTTGTTCCGTGGCGCGGGGATCACTGGGATCACGTTCACCTGGCTATGGCGAACGGCGGCATCGTGCCGAAGCTGTACGACCAGGGCGGTTGGCTGCCTACGGGTGTGTCGGTCGTCGAGAACCGGACGGGCAAGCCTGAGCCGGTCTTCACCGGTGACCAGTTCGATCAGATGGTGGGCGCTCGTAGCCCGCTGGTCGGAACCATGGTCGTCCGCGACGAGCGGGCCGGGATCCGCGAGCTCGAGCGCATGGATCGTCGCGCTGCCATCCGCCAGAACA